AAAATGATAGTAACAAAACTATTATCAATATTTCATCTCGTGCAAGTCAACCAAACATCTCGAAGGGTTATCTGTATGCATCTCAGAAAGCATCACTCAACCATCTATCAAACAACCTAGTGTACAACTCAGATAAGAAGTGTCGTATCACTACACTTAATCTAGGACTACTGAATCATCAAGACCTACCGTGTCTTCAACATAACGAAGTTGCAGGTTGGATTTATAAACACTGCACTGGAAGTAAACATATCGACATTCCCGAAATGACATTCCAACACGCAGAGAATTATCAAAGTGTTCAAGCAGATAAAGAGTCCCTAAGAGACATAGAGAAGTTTGCAATGTCAAAACTTGCTTTCGATAAGTTCACTGGAATGGATACATAAATAATACTATGACAGAATATAACGACTTCGGTTTTACCGCTATGGATGCAGATGAACTTGCAGCCATCGACACTAAGATTATTGAGAAGACTACAACTGCAACGGATGTAATCGTTAAACTTGATAATTTTGTCAGACCCCTACTTGAGAATCTTGCAAAGGATTCAGACAAGGACTATATCTATTGGCCCAATAGAGTAGACATCATCAATAAGAAATTAAAAGAATTAGACGACATACAAAAAAATCTGTAAAACCCCTTTACAGTGACCCCTACTTTTTCATATAATGAATTAACTTTAAAATAAGGAGAAGTTAAATGAAAGCAGGTGAATACTATGCAGAAGACCCCAAGGTCATGCAAGTGGTTAGATTGGGTCAAGAACTAATAACAAGTTGCGAGAACGGAACTTTGTTTGCAGGGAATGATGAAAAGTCATATGAGTTGTGGAACGCAGCTGTGACTGCAGGAAATAAAATGACAACCTATGGAATGGTTTGGAGTAATTTCAAATCTATGTCACAACTAAACAAAATACAAAAAAGTGCAGTGTTGCAATATCTAAATCAGAAAGAAAAATCATGAGACTATTATTAGAAAACTATGGTGACGTGAGAATCTTTCAAGATAGACCTTATGGTTATAAAAGATATATTGTTGAATACAGGGATGGAAGAACACAAATGTATTCTAGTCTATGGTACAAACTAGAGAAGGTTAAAAAGATAGTAGAGGATAGTTTAGATGAGTAAATTTGAAATCGTCCAAGGTCGTAAAAACGATAAGGATAAGATACTATTGTATAATGGTAAAGCAGTAGCATTTGAAGATGTTGCAAAGATGTGTATTTTCTTTATGGCGAATGAAGACAATCTGTATCCACCCCCTAGGTATAAAGGTGCAGGAATGTTTATAGAATACATGAAGGAAGTTTTAGATTCAAGACGTGTACCTACAGACAGTAAGTATGCAATTAAGAAGAATCACGGAGTGGTTAAGGTATGAAAATGAGACAAGATGATGACTTAAAGATATTGATTTTAGGTTTTTGTCTATGCGTAATTTACATAATTCTTTATATGTAAGACTTGACAATGACCCTCACTTTTTGTTATACTATGTATATAATGAAAAAAGGAGAAAAAATGAAATTATCAGAATTAGTAAACGAGGTTAATCAAGAGCAAGAACTCTTACAACTTTGTGATAAACTTTGTGAAGACTTACTGGATGAACACTTAAAACAGTTTCCACGTCTAACAGACCAATCCTTCACTTATAAAGTGTCTAGGAAATACATAAAAATCATATCAGAGAGTAACCAAAGGTCAGTTTGGGGATTCATCAACAAATCAGAATGGACTAAGTCGAGTGGAATCACTTTCAAATGTGGTGACGTTCTAATGTCTGCTGGGTGGGCAACTCCTGCTCTGAACTCTCCAAGAGGAAACCTCTTTGACGGTTATGAAATTTTCGGGATGCGTAGATATGGCCCCGACTACTTAATATAAGACTTGACAATGGGTGTCACTTTTTGTTATACTAGTAGAGTAGAAAATTAAATAGGAAAATAAAATATGTTAAATCTAATCATTCAAACCCAATACAAAGAAAACTATGCGGCACATGACGAGGATTATGTCCACGGTGTTTCTGAATCTTACTGGAAGTTTAAGGGTGGTTCGTCATATCTTATTACTGATATTGATTTTATCAATACAGAGTATCTTGAGAACTTGGTCGAGGAGACTGCGTTCATTCACTCTTATGAGAATCCTGCGTCTATGGAATATGTCCTTGACTGGGAACTCATTGACGAGAATGATTTATCAGAACATATTGCAGACTGGGAGTCCCCTTACATTCTTGAAAAGAATGAGAGTGGTCAATGGACTTCTACAAAAGTCACCGAGAATGGTGACTACGGTTACATGAGAAATGAGATTCTCAAGAAAGTCGCAGTTTGGACTTACGAAGGTTCAAACCCCAAATCAATTAACTATGATGCTGAGTTCACCATGGAAGATGGTAAGACCGTCCACATGGAAGCAGGACTCAAAACATGGTTCGAAAATCTAAAAAGTGAGGTAGCATAATGAACGTAGAAAAAACAAAGAAAAAAATTAGTGAACTGGAAAACAAGTCTTGGGATTTGGATTTAATTATCTCTAATGTTAATGCCGTAACGAAAGACATTAAATATATTGATACTCCTAGTAACATCTATTCCCAAGTGCAAGATATCGCTGAAAATAGTGGAGTGGATATTGACGAATTAGAAGACAAGATTGACGAAGTCAGAGAGTGTGTGAACAAACTTGAATCTGCAATCTATGATTTAGTTGAACCTTTTGAAGATGCCAAAAGAGACATCGATAATGAAACAAACGAATTAGAGTGGGAATTAGAGGATTGCGAATATGCTAGTTGAAATGAATAATCATTTAAATGGTGTACAAAAAATTTATAAGTTTGAGAACGGTTATGGTGCAAGTGTTGTATGTCATGACGGTTCTTATGGTGGGCCTTATGACGAGTTCGAAGATAATCTTTGGGAGATAGCAGTGCTTGATTCCGAAGGTGCTATTACTTATCATACACCTGTTACTCAAGATGTTATTGGTCGTGCCAATGATGATGAAGTGACAAGGGTCTTAAAAGAAATTAGTGAGTTGGGAAGTGAATACGAAAAACAACTCGAACTAGAATTTGGAGAAAATAATGATTAATTATGAAAATGCGAAGTTAATCGCAGAATGTACAGGTGGTAAATTATCAGCAGATGATGTTATCAACCTAGCAACCTACGGTGCAGTAAGTCCTATGGAATTTGCACCCGAAGAGTTTGAGACTGGTAACTTATGTATGTGTGGGGAAATGAATTGTTCCGATGCATATGCACATATGACGAGTGGGTGTTAGTATGTTCGAGAGTATGAATCAAAACCAAATCCCTTTTGAACCTGCAGAGTGGTTCCCCGAATTAGATGCACTTCAAAAAAGTGGGTCTATTAATATGTTTGGAGCTCCAAGTTGGTTACAGGAAAATTTAGGATTTACTAAAGAACAATCATACATCATTTTTGATGCATGGTGTAAAATGAAAGAAGGTAAGTAAAATGAAGTTTAGATATATTAGTTTTTTTGCAGGTGCATTGTTAGGTTTTATAACTGGTGCAATGAGTATACAAGTTATGGCTTCCGATGAAAATGGTGAAGCATTTTGTATGGCAAAAAACATTTACTTCGAAGCAGGTAACCAACCTGTTGCAGGAAAGATTGCAGTTGCACAAGTTGTACAAAACAGAGCAGAACATCGTGCATATCCCGACACCATTTGTGGTGTTGTGTATGATGCAAAGTGGAAAGAAAATTGGAAAGGTAACATGATACCTGTTAGGAATATGTGCCAGTTCAGTTGGTTTTGTGACGGTAAGTCAGATATACCCGAAGATAGTGAAACATGGGAATCGTCCTATAGACTTGCAGAACAAATTCTGTATGGAGTCTATGGAGACATTACAGAGGGTGCAACACACTACCATAACGATAGTGTATACCCGTATTGGGCAGACTCATTGAATGAGACTGTAGTTATTAACAATCATATATTTTACAAATGAGAAAAGAAGAGTTAGTCAAGTTATTTAACCACTTGCACAAAGAAGACCAAAATGGTATAATAGAAGCAGTAGTACATGATGTAAACGGTGGTATATTTAAAACCGATAGCATCAGATTAGATATGGACGGTGGTAGACTTATTATATGCCAAATGAATAGTCCATGTTACGAATCAAACAAGAAAAACTGGGAGAAGGAACTTGAATTTATTTTACCTACATGAAGACCCGATAAAGTCTGCAGAATTACATTGTGATAAACACGTTGTCAAAATGATTATTGAGTATGCTCAGATGTTATCGACTGCACATAGAATGTTAGACGGTGAACAAATTACTGCAATGCAAAATGGTCGCAGGATTCAGAGATGGCATCTAAACGGAGATAAAGATTTGCATACATTAGTAATGGAAAAAACATTATACAAAGCTTCTCATATCAATCACCCCTCTACAAAGTGGGTTCGTGAGAATGCGATTCAATACCAATATGCATATGATATGTTTGTTGCATTATGTGACGAGTACACATTCAGATATGGTAAAGTTCATTTGACCGATAAAAAACTCAGAAAGTTATTAAACAATTTACCGAACAATATTACACTAGGTGTTTATTCAGACCCACCACAATGTATGCCTGACGATGTCAAAGTCCTCGGAGACACTATAAATGCATACCATAAATACTATGCAATCTACAAGAAAGAGTTTGCAAAATGGACTTCTAGACCAGTCCCTAAATTTATGGAAGCATATGCCTAGTTACGATTTTTATAATAATGATACTGGTGAAGTGGAAGAACATTTTATGTCCTATACTAAACTAGACGAATTCAAAGAAAATAATCCCCACCTAAAACAACAGGTAACTGCACCAACAATTGTTGGTGGAACTGGTGACCGTGTCAAAACAGATGGTGGATTTAAAGAAGTGTTATCAAAGATTGGTGATGCATATAAAGGTTCGGATGTTGATATGAGATACAATGGTGTAGATTCAAAAACTTCTGCAACAAAAAGAATCGTCAAAAAACATATGGACATACAGTCCAAAAAAAGGTAAAATATAACTATGGATAATTTGATAGGATTAGGTGATTTAGAACAACTGCAGGAAACTATGACTCGTGTCCAAGAGGACGGGAAGAGATATTATCAGACACCCGAAGGTCAGAAGTATCCAAGTGTAACTACAGTTACGGGTTTACTTTCTAGAGACCACATTAAGTTGTGGAGAGAACGAGTCGGTGAAGAAGTTGCAAACAAAATTTCTGCAGGTGCAACAAGACGTGGAACAAGAATGCATTCACTGTTTGAACAATATCTGCGTGCTGACGAACCAATTTTTTTCGATAACATTATGGAATCTTCTATGTTTGAAGCAGTCCAACCAGTGTTAGACGATATCATTCCCATCGCTCTAGAAGCAGGTATGTGGAGTGACTCATTACAGATGGCAGGACAAGTGGATTGTGTTGGTGTTTGGGATGATGAACTTTGTATCATTGATTTTAAAACCAGTGCAAAGTATAAAGAAGAATACATGGCAGAACCATGGTTCCATCAAATGACTGCATATGCAATCATGGTTGAAGAACTTACAGGTGAAGAGATTCAATCTATTGTTGCAGTAGTCGGAGTTGATGGTGGTGGATGTCAAGTGTTTGAAGCAGACCCAAGAGAGTATGTCGATAAACTCTATAGTCTAAGAAACCAATATCGAAATTTACACGGAGTATAATGTGATTAGTAAAAAAGAATTTACGCAACAAGTAGAAAACCTTCTACTTAAAACAAAGTCAGATGTCATGGATGCAATTATTACAGTATGTGAAAGGAATAATCTAGAACCCGAATCTGCAAAGAGATTTATATCTATCCCACTCAGAGAAAAACTAGAAGCAGAGGCACAAGGTCTCAATATGGTTAATCGTGGTAAAGTGGGAAGAGGAAGTATAACAAGTTTTCTAAAATAGGAGTACATTATGGAAAAAGGTGATATAGTAACAGTAGTTACAATTAGTGGAGAGTACGTTGGTAAACTAGTCTCCATGGAAGATGCAACAGTTGAGTTGAAAGACCCAAGAATGATTTTATCAAACCCTGCAGACGGGTCGATGGGATTCGCAAAGGGATTGGCTGCAACTGGAGTAGAGAATCCTACTAGTGCAGTTTTTCAACAGGTAGTGTTTGTTGTTCCAACAAATGAAAAAGTTGCAGAAGCACACTTGACTGCAACCAGTGGATTAGTATTGGCAAAATAAATGACGAGTCGTGATGGATATGATGCATACACTTTATACCTTGGTATAAAACTTCATTTTCATTCTGATAGTTATGACTTTGTTAAGTATAACGGAAAAGTCAAATCGGATATAAACTCTTTTCTTAAACGTAAAGACAAATATCACTTTGGTAAGTTGTTTAAAACTTACAAACAAGATTTGCAGGATTTCTATATTGCAAATTTGTCCTACAAAGATTATTGGGCAGGCGATTTACTAGATGATGAATGTGAAAAAAGATATAAAGAATGGAAAAACAGAAATCAGAAGTTATCTTATATGTTTAAAACCGAGGTCTCAGACCTAGTGCGTAAAAAGACAATTAATAAGGTGCTCGAGGTAAGGGGTGGACAACACCCTATCCTTCTTAAGTCTTACCTTGCAAAAAAGGTCTCACTAGAAACTCTATGTATCATGGATGAAATTATAGAATTCACAAAATCAGACTGGGAAGCAATACAAGAAAACATTGTTTACCCAAATATCAAAAGAACGATGTACAAATACAAAACTTTCTTATCATATGATTACCCATCATATAGGACAACCTTAATAGATTTATGTCAGAAGTAACAATAGTAGGAAATGGGCCGAGTAGATTGGGTGAAGACCTTTCTGCAATCCATCACGAAGTTTGGGGTTGTAATGCAATCTACAGAGATACAGATAAATGTGATTTAGTATTTGCAGTAGATATGCCAGTACAAAAAGAGATAGTTGAATCGGGATACTATAATGGGAATGGAGTTGCATTTGCAGACATTGACCCACTACCAATTGAGATGTTGGATATGTTCACACCCGACTTTAACAATCCGATTATAAGTGTAAAGGAAGAAGACTCACACTTCATCATCCAAGGAGATGAT